TTGACTGTAATTTCAGTCACTCCATCGTCGGGAGCAATCACATTGACTTCAATCTCTTCACCAACTGACTTACCACGAATCATCAGGAAGAGATATTCAATATCAAAAGTTGGAAGTTCATCTACCTTGATGTTTGGAGTGAGAATACAAGCTTGAAGAACGTTCTTAATAGCGTGAGAAATTTCATTGGTATCTTGACTCTCCATTGCCAATACAAGAAGTTTCTCTTCTTTTACAATGAAGGGTCTGATCTCAATATCCTTCTGAGTGGATGGCAGTTCAACCACATAAGAAGGAGTTGCAATCTTAGGTAAAGGCATAATCCTTAATACAATTCAGTGTGTTTTATTTATTATGCTATTGCCTCCGCTCCAAGAACACCTTTATCAACCCTCTTTCCATTAAAGAAGTTACCAAAGTTTGTGTTATCCTGAGCAGGATCACCAAAGTTATTATAGTATTCGTTGGTGCCTTTATTTGACTTGGACTCATAATTAAAGCTGTTTGTTTGATTGCCAAGTGGGTTGCTAGGACCTTGCAAACCTGTGTTGTCTACACCGAATTGTGGTGTAGATGGCTTAGTGTTTGTTCCTTGAGTTGTAGCACCAGCAAGATCAAGAATATATCTTTTATATGAAAAATCAACAGATACTTTTAACACATCACCACCACCATAAGACACTGGCATTGAACTCAAATTGATTGGAAACGCATCGATGAAAGTATAAGTGACCTTTTGATTCTGCCCAGGAACTCCGAGTGGTTGACTATCTTGATTATAACTTCTGTTAAACTTCAGCAGGTAAATATTGCATTGGTACTTACTGGGATATCTAAATCTAGTGTATGCAAGTCCCTCTCTATTACCAATATAAGAATCAAATCCATCTGGACTATGAATATAATGCATCCAAGATTCTAATGCAGAAATAGTATCATAATTATTATCAACATAAAATGTGCAAGATAACTCAGAGAAATCTCTTCTGTATGCTACCTTGGATGTAATACCGTGATAGGTAGTATCATCTCCTGTAGAAAATCTAGACCCAGGAAGAGATGTTTCTGAGCACATTAAATTCAAGTGCTCTGTGATAAATCTACTACCAAAAGGAAACTTCGACAGTCCAGTCATATCCAACTGGAAATGTGACGTTTGAGCAAGATCAGTCATCTTCTTTACGAATGCTGATATGCCCGCTCCTCCCCCATTATGATATGCTACCTTACCGTTAGCCATCTAAATAAGAATAGTGTTCCTATAATATGTAGGCGATGAGTTACAAGGGAAAATTCCGTCCCAGTAATTATACAAAATACAAGGGTGATCCGACAAATATTATCTATCGTTCCCTCTGGGAACTCAAATTTATGAACTGGTGTGATCGCAATGAAAACATTCTGGAGTGGGGTTCCGAAGAAATTGTCATCCCATATATCTCGCCGCTTGACGGTAGGGTGCATCGTTATTTTCCTGATTTTTACATCTCAATCAGAAACAAATCTGGCAGGACGCAGAAATTTATTGTGGAGGTCAAACCTCATAAGCAAACGATGGAACCTAAGAGACCCAAGAAAAACACAAAAAGGTATCTTACCGAGTCCGCCACCTATGCTGTGAACATTGCCAAGTGGAAAGCAGCAACTGAATTCTGCAAAGACAGATTATGGAACTTCAAAATCATAACTGAGAAAGAGTTAGGATTATGAGCATCACTTACAACCCATCTGGAGGAAACAGAATCAGAGCACATAAAAATGATCTGATCGAACTTAAAGATCCTGATGACAAGATGTTAGCACTGATGGAGATCTTAGGTGAAAGTGAACTGATTCCAGAGAGACCTGGAGCTTTTTATACATATCTTTATAGACCTAAGACAGCAAACATTACATACGATGAATACCCTCTGGTTGTGATTACATCTATAGAACAGTGGGGATGGAAAGGTTTTAACTTTCATTGGAGAAAGTCAAGAAATTATACGTTCCCTGAAGTGATGGGAAAGATGATGAGAGTTGATGAAGAAGAACTTCTAGACTTACTTGATATTAACTACGCAAAATTCCGCAGAAGTTAAATGGCAACGTCCACCAAAAATCTAAACATCAATGGCAAAAAAGTGGTTCTTACCACTGATTTAAATAGTGGAGCTTATACAGCCACTTACAATGGAAAAACAATTGGGACTGGTAGTGCCGCTGATGGAGGAGCACTCAATTTTAGTGGTGGAGATGCTGCTGCTCAAAAAGAATTGGTTGGATTCAAACCTGCTAGTGGATCGCAGTCAAGGTTTAATACTAGAAACTTACAGAAACAATTAAGAAGTCAGGTCAAGTCGCAAGTAGAATCTGCAAATATCAAAAACCTTAACGAGAATGCTGATAAAACTCAGAGATTAAATCTAAGAGACTTAGGTTATAAAGATCAAATGAAGATTGATGGAGTAAATACAGAGTCAGATAAAGGTGGAAGTAGTGGAGGGTCTTCCTCTGGAGGAGGATCTAGCACACCAAATTCCAATTCTCAAAGTACAAACAAATCAACTCCATCAATTCGTGGGGGTAAACCAGGTGGATCTGGTGCTAACCTTGTCTTCCCATTAGCACAACCAGTCCAGATGGACTTTGTTCAGTTCAAAGCATATGAGTACCAACCATTAGGTGCTGCTGGTAATAGTTCCTTTGGTGCTGGTCAACTATCAAGAATGTCCGAACGTTTGATGGACAAGTCTGAAAAGTTTACAGTCACCTTACCAATCCAACAATCAGTCAATGATACAAACGTTGTTGGATGGGGAGAAGATAAACTAAACTTTGCTCAAGCTGCTTTAGCAGGTGGAGTAATGGCAGCAACCTCTGAACTTGGTGGTGGATCTGCAGATTTTAAACCATTTATGGATAGGTTGGGTAACACTCTTGCAAATGCAAAGAATGATCCAACGATCAAACAATATATTGCAGCAGAAGTAGCAAAGTCAGTTACTGGTTCAGATGTCTTTACCAGATCGACAGGTCTTGCTGCAAACAACAACCTAACATTGTTGTTCCAAGGACCGTCGCTGAGAGGATTTGCATTTCAATTTACACTTACACCAAACAGTGCGGAAGAATCAAAAGTGGTCAAGGAGATCGTAAGAGAATTTAAAAAAGCAATGGCACCTGGAGTAACGTCTCAGGGTTTGTTCTTACAATCACCAGACGTATTCAAGATTGGTTATTACAATGCTGAGGGTCAACCGCACCCATTCTTGAATCGATTTAAACCTTTGGCACTAACTAATATGGCAGTTAACTACACTCCAAACAATCAGTATACTACATATGGTGATAGTGGTATGATTCAGTATCAATTGAATCTAACATTCAAAGAAATTGATCCAATTTATGCTGAAGATTATGATGCTGGTGAAGGTTCCGAAGGGATGGGATTCTAATGGGTTACTTCAAACGCTTACCAGACTGGCTCTATACGTCCAGACTCAAAGAAAAAAATTCAGACTACGATTTTGTTCAGGTAAAGAACTTCTATCGTAGAGCAAAAGTTCGTGATGACTTTTTCAGAAACTTCACCTCCTTTGAAAAGTACACAATCGTAGGAGATGAAAGACCAGATCAAGTTGCACAAAAATTATATGGAGATCCAGAATTAGACTGGGTTGTGATGGTAGTTAATAATATTCAAAACTTATATACAGAATGGCCTCTACCTCAAGATTCCTTTGAAGAATTCTTACTTCAAAAGTATGGTTCAATTCAAGGATACAATCGCACTCATCATTATGAAACCGTAGAAGTAAGAAATTCCAGAGGGAGAATTGTTCTCCCTGCTGGAATTGAAGTTGATGAAGATTTTACGGTCTCTTTCTTGGATGGTTTAAATGAAACGATTGACCAAGATGTTACGATCGAAGTTACAAATAAAGATTATGAAATGAATATTCAAGATGAACTGAGACAAATCTATACTCTAAGACCATTCTTCTTACAACAGTTTTTAAATGACGTAGATGAGATCTTTACTTATGAGAAAGGCGGATCACAATACGTTAGTGATAGATTAAAAAGGGGTTCTACTGAACCCCGTTAATCAACCTCCGTCAACCTGACAACCAACTAGAGCACCACCTACGATACCAGCTGGGATTGCCCACCAGCGTCCGTCGCCGCGAGAAAGAGCAGCGCCAAGACCGCCGCCAGCAATTCCACCCAGAATACTACCTTCGACACAAGAGTTTTCATC